ACAACACATAAATATGAAAAATATATCAAAAAGAATATTCCTAAATCTTGGTAAAATCGAGCATTCAGGAGTAAAGGATTTTAATGAGCTATCGGATATCACTTGGAGCGGAGAAAGGGTTTTTGATAGCGATATTGAATATATACGAGTAACTAAAACTAAAAAGAAATAAAGCAAATGACACACAAGGAATTAATAAAACAATTATAACTATGGAAATAAAATTAAACGCAGGGGATAAAATACAAGTACCTGCAAATTGTAAAGCAACTATCGAAGATAATTTAATTATTATCGAGGAGAAGCAAGAAGAGAAGAAAGATGGTGATTGTAGCTATTATAATAGCGAAGATAGACTACCTTTAAAATGGATTGTATGGTACTTCTGCCACGCCACAGAGGAGGAAAAACAAGCTTTATTCGACGACCTAAAAGCAAATGGTTTAAAGTGGAATGATGAAACAAAGGAGATGGAGAGAATAAGGGAGAGAGCAGAAAAATACGCATGTTTCTTACACATAAATGGCTTTGGCGAAGTTGTAAGGACGAGGGATTGGGGTGAAGGCTCAATCGACGATAATCTTTACAACTTAGGAAATTATTATCTCCCTGAAGAACTCGAGCAAGCAGAAGAAGATGCAAAAGCAGTCAAAGCTATTTTTGAAAAGAGATTGAAAGTTTAATAATAAATTAGATATAAAAGGCTGTGTCTAAGATAAAAAGAGTGCCCTGTAAGCACTCTAGAAGATTGGCTTAACCGACCTTTGGTTTTACCAAGAAAGAGAAAAACTGACCATTCTTTGGATAGATACGTTTTCCATTCTTTTCGATATAACGGCAAAAGATTCTAACCAAGCCGTCTTCTTGCAAATTACTCATTTAAAACACCTCCTTTCTTGTTGCGTCCAACCTGTATTGGAACGCTCGTTGCACTCTACCAAAGTGCAACAAAAAAGCCTACAACTTACAGGATTGCAGGCTTAATCTCTTTTTTAACGAGAGGAGGACGGTGATTTTTGGTAGCTCACCGAAAGGAGGATAAATCTCCTGAGCAATTTGCAATGCAAAGATAGAAAGTAATAAATAATGAAACAAATAATTTAAGATTTTTAAATCGTAAAAGTTAAACAATTAACAAATAGATATTCAATAGACATTACAATAATAGATTTTAAAGAACAGAAATACAAATCAAAGTAATATAAATATGGAAAATTATAGTATTAAAATCGATCTCCTAAAACTCAAAGGAGCTTTCATGCGCAACCTAAAAGGCACAAACGAAACAAAGCGTTGCTTAATTCTACCTGTAGATGATTGTGATGGAGTGTTCTTAGGTGAGAAAGGGTGTTATTTAAATATGACCGCAATTGGTTTGACAGAGCCTAAATTTAAGGACACCCATTGTGTTAAGGTAAACATACCTAAAGAACAGCGAGAAGCAATGACAGAGGAGGAACGAAACGCAATTCCTATCCTAGGCGGACTTCACGCTATGGAAATTAAACCAGCAACAATGCAAGTAAAAGAAACTATTGGTCAAGATAGTTTCGCTCCAACAGATGATGATCTTCCCTTTTAAATATTAAAGGGAGGATCACTCTCCATTAAAAGAGTAATTAATAAGAACTAAAATAAATTATAAAGTTATGCAAACAACAGTATTACAAGAAGTTATTGCGTTCATTTTTGGTCGCAAATATTACGCAAACATAATAGGAACTAAAGGTGTCAACAAAATGGAACTTTCTTCCTTTATCTTCAGAAGCAAGGAAGAGGTTGAAGAACATAAAGAGAAGTTACAGGCGACATCTTCTTTCTTCTTCATTGAAACTATTTCCTTTCGTTCTCGAAGAGAGTATTAAAGGATAAACCCCTACTCTCCTTAAGGTGTACTATATTTGTATCATGGTAACAATCTTCAAGAAAATACAGAACTGGTATAGGTCACTTCGATACTTTGTCATCGTAGATCCTACAGATAATTCAGTTACACTCTCTAAGCAACTTTTCAATCACATCCGTAAAAGTTCAGACGGACAAGAAAAGGCAAGTGTATTTCTATTTCGTATTACTGATACTGATCTATTTGGGTTCATGGTTAATCCTAACATTGAAACTCCGACACAATATTGTGATATTCAGTATAATGGTAAATACAAATGTATTGGTTTTGAAACGCTTAATCCTTCTGTTGGACGCATCTTGTATGACTATGGATTGTCAGCTTTAAAAAGTTACAAGTTGTCGGTGTCCGTAAAAGATGTAAAGGGTAAGATTTATTATCAAATAGACAAACCAAAAGCAAGATGATAAAGGAAATTAAGTATAGTGAAATCACGACAGTGCCACCAGATAATACTTGTTCTGATGGAGATGCAGCGTTGTTGCTAAATCTCATTCCTGAAGATGGTGCACTTAAGCCTGTAATGCCGCCTAAATTGGTTATGGCATTACAGGATAAGATGCACATTACATACATTCACAAAACAACTTCGTTTAGACATTACATTATCCATGATGAAGCAAATAAAAAGCTAGTGTGGACTTCTGATGGCAAGAAGTTTACAAACCTATATACCTTAGGAGATATATACTTGCATCAAGTAAATGCTATTGGCAATACGCTAATGGCACTTACAAAAGACGGCACTCATTATTTTCTATGGGATAATGCGACACCTGGCTATAAGCATTTAGGTACTCACATACCAGAGTTACCAATCACATTTGGTCTAAAGGGTGAGGTTGTAAAAACAGAAGAATTTTACGTTGACTTATCCGAGCGTGAAGATGTAGGAGAAAACAACAAAGTAACTTTCGGAGAAAGCAATACTAAGAAAGTAACAAATGAAGTACTGGCTAAAGTAAATAAATTCATAGCGGAGGAAAGTGTTGCTAAAGGTCGTTTTATTTTTCCCTTCTTTGTTCGTTATGCTTTTCGCCTATATGATGGCAGTTTAACAATGCACTCTGCTCCTATACTTATGCAATGCAGTACCAAGGTTGCACCAGAAGTTCTGATAAGTAAATTAAGCATTAAGGATGGACATAAACTAGATAACTTTAATTACTTTGTTACCGCTGCTTTATGTAAGTTAGACTACCAAGTATCAAGCCGAAGTGCTTTAAAAGAACTAGAGAATTGGAAAGACATTGTTAAGAGTGTAGATATATTTATAAGCAAACCAATCTATACTTACGATCAAAATGGGAAGTGTACAGGTATAGAAAACATCGATAGTAGTAACGCTAATAAAGTTCACTGCTTATTGACAAATGGTGCGAAAGGTATTGAGTATACAACAGAAAGAACTGGTAATAATTTTGCACGTATAACAGAAAAGCACACAGATACTCGTGTAGATTTTTCTAAATACCAATACTACCAAGAGCATAACATCTACCACTTGTATGCAATGGCTTATCCTAAAGCTGATAGAGAAGGTGGAGAAATGAAGATAAACTCTACAAGAGTTGTTATTCCAAGGATAAAGGACGATAAGCTACATGAAGAAATAAAGAGCGTTGCACACTTTTATCTTCTCAACTCTATTAGGCTTAATGATCTTTTGAAAGTTTTGGAAGTAAAGACCACAGAGCGTACTGAACTAAGAGTAAAGGAAGACTATCTGCAAAGTCTTGTTGCTAGAGAAGTAATGTCTGATGATTATGATAGTCACGATAGTCTTTGTGCTAGATATTCATTCAACTACAATGCAAGAGTAAATATTTGTGGTATCAAGAAACGTTTATTTAAGGGTTTCTCAACCACTTCAATGATACAATATTGCAATGGTCACACGCCTTTTACAGATAAAGATTCGGAAAGACAATTTCATTTCAAAGCAATAGCAGCAACAAGAGCATGGGTGCACATTAATCGCAATGGTAAAGAGTTTGTGTTGCCCTGCCCTATTGGAGAAATGAGTGCGTTTGACAACACTTACTTCTTATATTATCCAAACACTGATGCATATAAGATTACTGTCGATACAAGGGGTTATGGCGGTTGGGAAAAACGCTATGAGTTCCCCTTAGAGAAGCATAATTTCTTAAATGGTGCGTTCTTCTTTAGTAACTTTGATACAATGGATAAGTACATTATTAATAAGAATCCTTTACAAGAAGACACATTTTTAAGAATAGAAGAACTAACAAGCCAAGATGAGGTTATCGAACTACCTAATAAGATATATACAAGTGAGGTAAATAATCCATTCTTCTTTCCTCTTTCAGGAATTAACACTATAGGAACTGGAGAGATTAAAGGAATATGCAGTGCAGTAAAAGCATTAAGCGAAGGACAATTCGGACAGTTCCCACTATATGCTTTTACAGATGAGGGAGTATGGGCTTTGGAAGTTTCAAATACAGGTACATACATTGCACGACAACCAATCACTCGAGATGTTTGTAGGGATGCTAAATCACTTACGCAGATTGATTCAGCTGTTCTATTTACAACAGATAGAGGAATAATGCTATTGCAAGGTTCACAAGCAATATGTATCTCTGATGTTCTCAATGGAGATAATATTGTACCGCTTACTGCACTACCCAAAATTGATAAGATATTATCACATATAGAATTAGAAGAAGGGACATTAAAAATACTTCCTTTTATGGAGTTCGTTAAAGATTGTCGAATGATATATGACTATGAGCATCAACGAGTCATTGCTTACAACATCAGCAAAGAGTATAATTGCAACTATGCATATATTTTCTCACTAAAGTCAAAGCAGTGGGGAATGATGCAATCCAATATTGCTGACAATGTAAATTCATATCCTGATGCACTTGCAGTGCTTACAAATGGTAGTCTTGTAAACTTCTCTGATGTGGGTGATGCAAAAGAGCATGGAGAGCACAGTTTGGATGATGACAATCGAATTGATAAGATAAATAAAAATCTCTTGATTTCACGCCCTATCAAGTTAGATTATTACGACATACATAAATCTGTTGATGCTATTATACAACGAGGCGTCTTTCGTCGTGGACACGTCAAGTCTATTCTGTATGCATCTAATGATTTATTTAATTGGGTTCCTGTATGGTCGTCTGTAGATCATTATATGCGTGGGTTTAGAGGCACTCCATATAAATATCTACGTATAATACTCCTTACAGAACTCTCAAAAGATGAAGGTATTACTAGTTGTTTAGTTCAGTTCACACCACGTCTGAACAACCAGCCAAGATAATTTTAGGTACTTGTTTTTAATAAGGTGTTAAGATTGTTATTTTAGAAAGAGAAGGCAGAGCTACGTGAGTAACCCTGCCTTTGTTTTATTACCATGGTTTTAATTTGCGTTTTATCATTCCCACTCTCGACATGAGACAAGTCTGCATTTTGCTTTTTAACTCCTCTACTTTAGAGAGCCAATACACTGTCTTTCCAGGAAGAGTTATACTCATCCAATCTGCAAGGACACGACAAACCAAGAACTCATGAATAAGATGCTCTAACATTCTTGCTGTTGTCATTGAGAATTTTGAAGGCAAAGACAATATAATTTTATATTCTTCTGGCTCACGTAAAATATCATCAAGGACTTGCTCTGTGTCTGGTATCTCTTCTTTTACGTATGGATATAACAATTCCACACATTCAGAATGAGCAAGATTCAATACACGAGTAACACGATCGACATTACCATCTTGTGTAATATCAAAGATCTGGTGTTTAGTATGCTCTTCGTCTTGCGGAAGAATATCCGCCTCAACAAAAGAATAATTACTTACATCATAAAGAAGTTCTGCACGCTTAAATATTAGCGTAACTGATTTCTTTTTCTCTGATGCATCATGGTCACCATTACAACAATATCTATGTTCCATATAATATCTTATTAATAGGTTGGTCGTTTGGGTCTGATGCGTTTATACAACGCACGTTTTATGTTCTCTAAACTAATAGCAGAATGAGCAACGTATGCTTCTGCATCTTCTTTATTAGTGATAGTAAACCATTCTGCAATTGTAGTATTAACTAAATATGAATGGATGCTATTTCCTAAACTATCTGCTGATGCATCATTGTAATTTAAAGGTAACTTAAATACTAATACCAATTGACCATTGTTATCAATCTCTGTAGCTACACGATTGTTACTCGTTGTTCTCTCTTCCTGCAACCACTCTGAAAGAAGACTTTTAAGAGTAGAGAAAGCATTAGCCAAAGAGCGACGTACTTGATAACTATTCTCATCTTCATCACTAGCCTGCATATTTGATGCAGCCTGATAAGGCTTTTTCCCTTCTGCTTCTCTTGCTTGCCCTGTTAGATATGTTTTATTCTGAATGTCGAAGATAAGCTCTTTTACTTCTTCTGTTATCGTTAAGTCTTTTTTATTTTCTGCCATATCGTCTATTGTTTATGTGGTTAATCGTATGTAGGGCGTACAGGCTTTTTCTTATAAAACACCTTACGCATTACATCTTCCATGTTTGTTGCAGCAGATGTCGCATAAGCCTCAGCCTCTTTCTTGTTTGTAAAAACATACCACTTACTTACAATGTTCATCACAAAGAAACTAAACAAACTACGTTGTATGCTTTCTTTAAGGCTATCATCAAAGGAAGTTGAAACTTCTAACTCTAATGTATATTCATCGTTAATCTCACGTTCTGTGCTTAATTGCTTTTTCAAACTAGCTACAACCATGTTTTTACTCTCATTCCAGAAACGTTCGAGCATGATCTTATCTTCATCTGTTGTAAAGATACGATCGTACGCTCCTTCGTCCCCTTCCATCTTTGCTCCAGTGTATGAAGTCGTTTTTGCAACCTCATTATACACTTCATCTTTTTGTATCTGAAAAACTATTGTCTTCATAGCATTACCACTTTAATAAGTTGTAGCTTACGCCTATTCCAATGTAGGGTTGCATCTTGTTATTGTTAAGACCATATCCACATTGTATACCTAAACCAAAACGTTTCTCCTTGTCTTTAAAGTAATGGTTTACAACTGTTGTCTTTTGATACACAAAGATGCTATCTATATTTGGATTATATCCACTCACCCATGCTTTGTATGTACTATCCTCATATACTTTTTGCGTGATAGGTATTACCACTTTTGTACTATCGAGTATCTTTATAGCTCCACTATCTGTTACTTGTTCTGTTGCAAAGCCTACATCTTGCTTATTGCTTTGTAGATGTATGGTGTCATACCTAAGTTTTACATGCTCTTTAGGAATAGGCTTATAATAAGATATTGTGTCTCTATAAGTAATGGTATCTATTACTTCCTTTCCTTTGTGACAAGACATACCACATTCTTGCAAGAAGAGATACACCGAAAATAAGGCTGCAAAAATCAACCCTAAAATAATTAATATGCTTAAATTACCTCTTTGTTTCATACTATTATCTTTTATAAATTAGCATACTCTTCCTTTGCATTAAAGCAAGGGCACGACTTAATATATTCAAATGGCTCAATCTTACCATTCTTATTAAGATCAACAGAAAAATCTCTATGCCCTTGAATTATCGCTGTTGGATACTTCTTGTGGAGCATTTTTAAGAGTGAACGTAAACTTGCTTTTTGTGCTTCTGTTCTGTTGTCTACTGGCTTTCCGTGTTGGTCTATACCACCAATGTAAGCTACGTTCACTGTTACAGAGTTGTACCCTTTCACTCCATTACTAATTTTATCCTCTGACAACATTTCTGTTATTTTGCCATCTGCTGAGACAACATAATGGTAGCCTGGGTTCACCCATCCTTTCTGCTTAAACTCTTTTCTCAAGCCCTCAACAGTTGTCACTTGACTACTAGCAGTACAATGCACTGCTATATACTTAATATTTCTCATTGTCTTTATCTCTTTCTAAATATTCTCCAATCTCTTTAATAGCTTTCTTTGCATCTCTGTCTGATGCAGCATTTACAACAACTCGTATTAGTTCGTTTAAATCTGATAAGTTGCTCTTACGTTCCTTTGCGTGCTCGTATAAAGATTTTATCTCTATTATTAGCAATACGATACATAGTAGCATCGACAAGTAAGGTAGATGAGGTAGCTGAAAAAAGAAGAAGGCTATAAATGTAACCATGTCTATTGTAAATGCAATGATCATAAATCTCCAATATTCTGAAACTTTCTCCAAAGTGATTCTCATTTTGTGAGATTCAATCTTCTTTCCTAACTTTTTATTTGTGTAAACTCTGTCCCACAAATCAACTAATATTGCTGCAATAATGAGTATCCACAAAATCCCACATATACCTAAATGTACTGCTATACAATGCAAAAAATTATCTGAAATATTCAACTCTACCATCTTCTGTTCTCTCCTCTCCTATCTTATTAATAAGGTAGCAACACAATGTAAACCAAAGCCTATTGCAACACCAACTAGTGTTATGCTCCAATCTACAATGTCAATTGTGCTTCCCCACAATTTATCCTTTAACTCCAATGCGCTCGCAATGCCTACACCTGAATAGGCTGCACAATACAAATCACTAGAGCCTAATCCAACTAAGACACCTCCTAAAAGATGCTTCCAACGATTACTCTGTTTTATCCATTCTATTACGTTCTTCATATTTTTACTAAGATTAGAGAACTAAACTACAAGCTACTCTCTTTCACTTGTAGTCTAGCTCTCGCCTATCCATTCTATCGTACTAAGAATAAATAGTTAACAAAATAAGACACCATTGCTAAGGCTACATTTAGAAATACGCCTTTCCATTTAAAGGCTCTTTCTTCCATTGTCTTGCACACCAATTCAATAAAGCTAAAAACACAGCCCGATGTAATTAGCGCAACTGCCCAACCATTCTCTGCAAACTCTTCTCCTTTTGCGGTTAATGCAACACCTAAACCAATTACAATTGCAACTACAATTTGTAATGCCGACTTAATCAATTCATTTTTTTTCATATTCTTCTAATTTTAAAATGTTAGTTCATTTGTGAAACGAAAGCCGTTGAACCGCTAAACGTTGCGGTGCTTTCGGGTGCAATAAAATAAGTATTATCTTTTACTATTGCATCGCTCAAAGTGCCACTTAAAACAAAGCTTTTCTTCGTTGAAAAATCGTTATTGCCTTGCAATACTAATCGAGTAGAATTGCCTTGCAAATTAACGCCATTCTCGCAATTCCTAAAGATGTTGTCTTTAATTGCAATGTTGTTCATCAAGTTCTTTGTATCGATGTTTATTGCGGTTGTACTTCCGTGAATTGAATTGCCAACGAACGAAATATTATCGCTACTTACCTGCGCTAATTCAGCTACTGAAATGCCCACTTTATTATTAACTAATAAGTTGCTCGCAAATAGGCAATCATCCGCCCAAACGTGAATTGCTAAACCCTCGTTGCAATCGTATATTGTATTACCGCTTACGTTCACATATCTACCTGTTTCAACTGTAATACCTCTGTTACACTTCCTTACAACATTACCAGTTATCACTTGTCCCTTTCCATTTCTCATTTTGCCGTCTCGAGCAAGTGTAAAACGCTTTTGGTCTTCGACAAATATTCCACGCATTCCACCGCCTACACAAATATTGTTTGCAATTACGATGTCTTCCGCATCCCATTCGTCGTAACCCGTGCCAATTCCAATACAAGCGTGACCAAAGATATTACCGCCACGACCAGCGTCAATAATGATGTTATCTGTTATAGTCACACGATTTAAAAAGTCAATTCCCAAAGCTGTCGGACGACTACCAACAGACTTAATACGGGTGAAATGAGCATCTTTGATATAGCGCATAAAGAAGTGCTTTCCTGTCTTTGTTGTGCGTGGGCTTTGAACTTCTAAATCAGACACTGCAATATTGTAGACGAAATCACCTTCGAATAGCGAATAATTGTCTTTTGTGCCGTCTTGCATATCTAAAATCGTGTTGCCAATTCCTTGTCCTCGCAATTGAACATTGCTCATAAATTTCACGGTACTTTTAAAAATAAACGTACCTTTAGGCAATTCGATAATGCCACCGCCTGCCTGATTAACTCTTTCTATTAATGCAGTTAAAGCGGGTGCATTGTCGGTGCTATCTGTTGAAATACCATAATTGCCTGCTAAATAGAC